GATCCATTGTTTGTGCTAGAGCTGTTCTAGTACCTGCAATGTTTCTGGCAGTTTCTCTACCCATAATCTCACCTGTAAATCCACCTGTACCTGTTGCACTACCAAACTGTGCTTGTAGTCCTTTCATTTGTTCAGATGCTATTCTTCTTGCTTCTGCTATTGCTGATTCACTAGATGCTTGTGCCTGTGTTCTTTGAGTACCAATAGTTCCAAGACCTTCTTGTCTTTGTGCTTCTATTGTTCTTTTTTGAGCCTCGCCTTGTGCTGATATATCAGACTCTAATGTTGGTTGGTCTGCTTGTAAACTTGTTGCGTAATCTGTTAAAGCTTTATTTGCTTCATCATATATTCCTTCATAAGGATTTCTTGCTCTTAGCTTCCCACCCCTTAAATCGGCATTTACGCCTTCTACTAATTTTTCCCCTGTGTAGGGACTTCTTTCTGCCATATTAAATCACCTCCGATTTATTTAATTTTACTACATTTATTTTTATCATATTAAGTTTAAAAGAATTGATGCTCCTTTTTCTCCCTTGTATTTTATAAAAGCTACTGTTCTATACTCAGGTTCATTTGAACTACTTTCTGCTGTAGTCGTTGCTGTGTTATATACAGATGTTTCATTTGTAACTGTTGGCTGAGTGTGTACTTGAGAATCTCTTGTAGCACTATTATCACTACCAGATACTGATGTTCCTGAAACGTGTTCTAAACCATTTGCTGTATGAGTGTGTGTTCCTGCTGCTGTGTGTGTGTGGTCTTGTGCAGAGTGAGTGTGCGTATTGCTACCACCTGTGTTACTTATTTCTCCTGTATTACTTGCAATTTTCAAATGCTTATCATTTAATGTTGAAATGATTTCGAAGTTTGTTGGTATGTCTGCTATTGTTCCTAACCATAATCCAATAATATCTGTTGGTGTATAAACTGTTCCACTTCTATTTTGTATTGCTAATAGTTTTTTATATGCAGGTTCTACTGTTTCTGTTGTTGTTAAAACAATATCTGCTGCTGATATAGGATCAGATGCTGGTGCTAATAAAGCTACTTGGTGAGTGTGATCGTGCCTTACAAAACCAGAACCAGGTTCATCCCTTTGTGAAAATCCATTTGCTGCTCCAGATGTTGCTGCAACGTGAGTATGCAAACTTACAGAGTGAGTATGGGTTAATGTATGTACATTTGTAGTACTTCCCCCTGTACCCCCTGCATCTGCACCTGTTCCTGCACCTTTTAGGTATTTGTTTGCTAGGGTTGGTGTTGAGTTTGTTCCGTCACATAAATAATATCCATTGTATTTTCCTGTGTTGTTTGTGAAACCTGTATCTTCACTTAATGCTAATGCAAGATTTGGTAATCCTCCTACTGCTGTTGTTGGTGTTATATAGATAACTTCATAATATGGTGGGTCATTTGATACACTCGCATAGGTTGATGTAACACTTGATAATCCACCACCACTTACTGCCCCAGAAGTAAAAGGTGCGTGACCTGTATGGTCAGTTGCATTTTCTCTTGAATCTCCTGCATTTCCTGCACCACTTGATATTCCACTAATTGTTATTGTGTGAGTATGGTTTTGTAATGTGTGGCTGTGTGCTGGACTTGTATGAGTGTGAGTAGCACTACCACCTGTTGTATTAGGTTCTGTACTCGTATTAGCAACTGCTTTTGGATATTTACTATCAAGTGCAGTAACTCTTTCCCAACCTGCTGGTATATTAGCATTTGTTCCTGTCCAGATAAAAATTACACCATTACTTATTGCCATCTTGTTTATCCTTGTACTCTATAACTTCACCTAATAACCAAAAAGGTTTCTCTATTATTTGTCTTGCTCTATTAAGTGCATTTTCATAAGTAGTATCAATAAGTCTAATAACTACTTTATCTTCTAGGTTTCCTAGTTGGTCTTTTTTATCGTATCCTACTAAATGAAATACTAGATATGTCATAAGCCTTGCCCTACTATGTAACCATCATAATTTCCTGCTGATGTGCATATAAAACCAAATGTGTCAGTTTTATCACCTGTTGTTGTAAGTGTTGGCTCTACACCACCAGCCCATTTGATTGTTGAAAACCAAGTTACTGTTCTACTTCCTGGTCCATCTTGTGTAAGTCTTATAATAAATGTTTGTCCTACATCTGCATTACTTAGTGCTAGTGTTCTATTACCACCCAAAGTAACTGTGAATACATTACTTGTATCCAAATCAAAAGTTATTGTTGCACCATCACTTGATGTAACTAGGTTTTGTTTTGTTACTTTAGGATCTAAAACCTCAGCTGTAACATTGCCTGTTGTACTAATAACATTGCTTACTGATGTAATTAGGTCGTTATACATACCAACAGTAAGTACAGTATCTACTCTTGCTTGGTCTGAGTGTGATTGTGCTATTGTGCCATCAACACCTCTAGTACAACCTGTTAGCTGATTACCTGTTATTCCTGTATAAGTTATTACTTCTCTACTTGCTGGTGTAGAGGTACCATTTGCATCAAGTCTATCTACTACTATTGCACCAGGGAAGTTTAAATCACTAGCGTCATTTAGGTTAATAGTATCTTGACTTGAGTTTATTGACCCATCTAAGTTCAACTGAACAAAGTTTTTGCTGGGTGCTTTATAAAATGTTGTCACGAAGTTACCCTCCATCCTTTGCCTTTAAGTCCTCTACCTATTGGTCTGACTTGTAGTTGAATACCTAAAAGCTCAAAATTACTACCTTTTTTATTTGTCTTAATTATAATCTGTACTCTTCTTGCTATCTTATTTACAGATAACCATTTAACAAGTTCATCAAATCCCGTAACTGTTGTGGTACCTGAGCTATCACCCCATAGAGTAGTACCAAAGGTATCCCAACCCCAACCTGATGATCCTTGTGTTTGTGCTGAGTTGATTGTAAAACTTCTAATTGTTTGAGTTTGCCCTTCTCTGTTCTCAACTCTAAGTTCTACCGTTACCTCACCCTCAACATTTGTCCAAACAGAGTACACGTCTTTTAATGTTTTATAAACTGACCAATCTCCAAAATCTTCTTTTTTAGTTCTTAGTGTCATATTGATTGCAGAACCATTGTCTGAATCATACTCATTAGATAACTCATAAACATATGGGCTATCATCAGAACCTAATAAATATCTCTCTTTACCACTATCATCAAAATATACAAGTGCTGTGTTTGCATCAAAAGTCCAAGGGCCAAGCCAAGCAAATCTTTCTCTGTCATAAACTACTGCTTGATTTAGTCCTGGTATTATCACTATGTATTTAAAACCAGCATATACTGCTATTGCATCTCTTAGTTGCTCTGCTGTTAGATTTTCAAAGTACGGGCGTATTACTGCACTTATTTCGTTTGTTCTAAGAACGTCAGCTAAAATGTTAGGTTCATATCCTATTGCATAGACGCCTTTTCTTGTTAAATAAAATATATCTTTCTCAACTGCTTGTATTGTCTTTGGTGCAATACATCCAAGTGCTGCTGTAATTATTGTTGCAGAAGGTTGTGTTACTACAAAGTTGCCAACAGTTAGTTGTGATAGTGCCACATCCCAAATACTCTTTTCTTTAAATGCAATTATTCTACTACCAAAACCTTTTACTGCTTTTATAGGGTCACCTGCATCTGGTTCTATTCGTAGATAATTACCACCACTAGCAACATCTGTTTTCTCGTGGTTAGGTACTCTACCTGTTATTACCATCTTTGACTCATCTCCTGGTATATCTGAGTAGATTAGCCTATCGTCATACCTTTCAATGTTACCTGCTACAATTCCACCTGTTGAATCTGCAAGTGGTGGGAATGTAAACTCAGCAGGTATTAGCGACCCGTCATCTACAAATGAGGTTTCTGGTGCATATACTTTTGATATAAATCTCTCATCACCTAGGTTTCTTCCAAAGATTCCATACCCTTCAATAACCCCTGACGCAGCAGAAGCTGGTGTCCAAGATATTCTAACTGCACCATCTGTTAATGATTCTGGTTGGTTGTCTAATTCAAAAGCTGTTGTTGCTAAGGTATCCCCATTTACTGTAATTGTATTAACTCTATATGAGTATCTTGATGTACCAGAAGCACCTGATATTTGTGTTGCAAATACATTAGTAGGCTGAGCTACTGTTGGAAATCCTGTTAAAGACGACCCGTCATACTTAACAACTTCTCTTTGAGTGGTTGCTATATAGACATTATCGTTTAATTGAGTCATTGATACAGGGTAACCTGATGCCCAAGAAGCACCTGTTCTAACTATGTAACTTGCACCAGATTTAACTGTTAATGTACCAGCATCTGTTATTGCGAGAAGTTCGTTAGTACCATCTGATTTGTAGTAACCAGCAAGTCCTCTAACAGCACCTGTTGCATTTGCCATATAGTATGTACCAAGCCCCCATCTTTTTGTAGGAGTACCACGACCAATAAGCATTATGTTATCAGCCTGTGCCATAGCATCTTTTGGTATCTCGGTTTCTTTTAGTAGTAAGTTAAGACCTCTTCTAAAATTATCCCAATCACCTACAATAAGTTTTGGTGGGTTGTAACCTCTATCTCTTAAATCAAATAGTGCCATTAGTCACGACCAATTCTAAAGCCATATCTTGTTTCTTCAACAGTTCTAATTCTTGAATTATCATTCTGAGATTCAGTATGTGTTGTTTCTCTTTTAAGCATTCTTCTCAAGATTTTTTCAGCTTCTACTTTTGCACTAGGGTATCTTGGGTCTTCCCTTGATTCTAGTAGATAAGCTGTGGCTCTCTTAACTAAATACTCTGGATCTGGGCAAGGTGATACATCAGATGGACTTACCATTGATGTAGGTTTTGCATAATAGTTTATGTATATTGAAGCACCTGATGCAAACTGCCCACTTGCTGTTGCTGGGTTGAATACTGCTGAATACCCATCTTTGTAATCACCCATAACATAAAAGTATGGTGAGCTCTTATCCTTTTGACTTCTTTGTTGTGGCAGTACTTGTGGAAACTCATCTGTACTTCTTCCTGTTGGTACTTTAGGATACCCTGATATTTTTCTAAAATCTGTTGGCAAGGCAACTGTTACATTGCTAGAAGGAGTTGATGTCATTGTGTTGTATTCTTTGTAGAGTACACTCCAATCATAAAGTTGTGCCCACTCATCTTGCGACATATTTATATATCTAGTTCTAAGAAGCCAATCCTCAGATGTATAATCTGGTGCTGATGAATCTTGGTCTATTAGTGCTGATATTCTTGCTTGTATTTCTTCTAATGTAATCATAAGTAGCTTGATGTTATATGAAAGACATCCCTTTCTTCTGCTGTGTATTTTGAGTTATTTATTCCTTTACTTCGTAAGTATTTCTCCCACTTATCGTGTGGTTTTGTTTGATCTGTATTTATATAAGCTAGTCTTGCTGTTCTTCTATTACTACCAAATAGTGCAGTTCGCATATCACTAAGCCTTTTAGGGCCGTTTGATGCGTCAGAAGTATCAGCTGCTAATCTTATTATTTCATTCTGTGTTCTATGATTTGCCATAAAAAATACCGACCCATTAAGAGTCGGTTTTAATTTCTAATTTCTACCTATGTAAATTATACACTACAACTTAGGGAACACGACTTCCTCTGGTGTTGCAAAATCTTGTGTGATATCTCTTAACTTGTCCCTGTAATCTAAAACATTTTGTGGAACTGCTATACCTTTTTCTGTTGCATAGGTTATGTGCCAATCACTCTGTGCTAGTAGGTAATTTCTTGTTGCTCTAATATCATCCCAAGTTACTCCTGCTTGTTGTGGTTTAACTAACTGCCCATCAACATATCCATCTCCTACTTCTACACCCTCTGGCATATCTATCCAGATTAGACTTTCGTGAACAGGGTAAGTGTTTTCTGTTATATCTATTATTTTTTCATTATGTATTAGTGCTTTCATTATGCCTCCATATATTCATAAACTACTACAACTCCATCTGTACCTGCACCACCTGTGTAGTTGGCAACACTATCGTAAGTAGCACAACCACTACCACCACCACCATATCCAATTCCGTCATTTCCATTTTGGTTTACTGATACTTTTTGAGCACCACCACCACCATACATTGAACCACCACCACCACCAGATACTTGTCCATATCCAGCAGTCGCAAGGTTAAATCCATTTGGTCCTGTTTGCCCTGTACCATTTACATCACCACCTGTGCCTACACCACCTGCGCCACACTCTAAACCTCTTCTAGGAACTAATGGGGATGGTCCATTTCCACCACCTTGACTACCACCTGTTGCTGAGCAATGACTGCCAAATGAAGAAGTACCACCTGCTGTTCCACCTGAGTTTCCTGTACCACCTGCACCACCTGCTCCTACTGTTACTGTTTCTGTTGATCCAAGTGAAGATGCTAGTATTTTTTTAAGGGTGTATCCACCACCACCACCTCCACCAGAGTTAGCAGTATCACCTGTGTCGCCTTCGACACCTCCACCACCACCTCCACCACCAATGACTTCAACTATTATGTATTTTAGTCCTGTTGGTTTTGTCCAAGTTCCATTTGCAGTAAAAACATTTATATTTATTGCATCAATTCCTGTATCTACCCATTTAAGTCCTGTGGTTTCTAAACTATCTGCTACTAGCATTTGTCCATCTGTACCTATTGGTAATCTGGCATTATCTGTATCGTATGTGTATAAATCACCTTTTGTAGTGAGTGGAGAACTTGCTGGTGCTTCTGCCCATTTCATACCACCACTTGCTGTGCTATCTGCTGTTAAAATATAGTCGTTAGTTGGTGCTGTATCTAGTTTTAGATTTGCCTCGTCTACAACATTGTCGGATATTGTTAATGCCCCCGATCCTGTAACCTCACCTGTATGTGTTGCATTTGTTACCTTTGCAGTATTTAGTGTTACTGCTGAATTGTTTGCAACTTCTGTATCAAAATCTGTAATATCACTTGCAGTTAATCCTGAAATTAAATTGCTTTTTTGTATCTTTTTTGAAGTACCATTAACCCCATCAGTTGTATCTGACTTATCTATTATGTGCAGTAAATCATCATCTGCTGGTGTTGTTAGTTCTGTTCTGCTAGTTAATTGTGCCATATATAAATTATACCTTAACTTGTTAGTTGATAATAACTATCATCAGTGAATTGAAAATCGCTATCATCTGTAAATTGAAACCTATCTGCCCCATTTAATTCTCTCCACCTACCAATATACACTTGTATTTTTTCATCTAAATTATTCCAATACTCATCTCCATTTGCTGGTGTAACTGCTGGGTCTGTATCGTGTTCTCCGTGATATGTAACTTTTGTATCTAATGCTGTTTGTAAGTCTGTTTGATTTGATAATGTTCCTGTAATTGAACCCCAAGTTGTTGTTGTTAAATCTGAACTCACAATCCATTTTGAGTTAGCACTATCCCATTTAAGAACATTTCCATCTGCAATACCTGTTGTATCTACATCACTTGCCTCTTCTAGCTTGTGATAGATTGTTGGTCTAACAAGTAACCTACCTGTTTGACTTGCACCTGTTTGAATCTTAGTTACTGCTGCAACTTCTATTTTAGTATCAGGTACTGTTGGTGCTGTCTTTGTAAGTCCCCCTGTTGTGTTTGAAAAGTAAAGTATATCTCCTGCTACCCAATCTGCACTATCTCCATTATTAGGTGTATCTGTATAAACATCATTAACATATCCAAACCAAGTAACATATCCAAAATTACCATTAGTTAATGATTCTGCTGCAACTCCAATAAGATAAGTAGGACTTGCCTGTATCTCTGAAACTACGCACTCTTTCATAAGTATGTGATCGCCCTGCACTCCTGCAAATTGCACTAAAGCACCCTTTGCTATGTCGCCACTTGCCTTACCATAAAAGTATAATTGTTGTCCTGAGTGTAGGTTAACACCATTTAAAACTACATCTAGTGTTCCATCTACTGAGTTCCAATAAAGTGTTCCTTGTGATTCTGAACCTGTGGGAGTATAGCTTGTATCTAATACAACATTCTCAATAGGTGTAACACCACCAACACTTCCACCTTTTACATCTTCGCCTGGGTGGTCGTGAAATATGATATTACCTTTTACTACTTTATCTATTCTTAAACTCATTAGAAGGCTGTGGAATAATCTCCGTATGTAATACTTGCTCTTGATGTCCAAGCATTACTGTAAGTTAATACGCTAGGGTTATTTGTTGCAGTTGCGTGTGAGAAAACAACTGCACTACTTGTATCTATTTTTTTTAAATACCAATCACCATCTTTTTCTTCTTGCCCTATATATGTGATTGTAGTTGATGCTTCTTCAATATCATTAACATTCCACTTATCTACAACTGCATCTACTGTTGCAGATACTGAGGCATTAACTTCAAGCTTACCATCTCCTGTTACATCTACTTGGTTACCACTTGTGCCAACTATATTTACTCTTTTAGCATACAGAGTATGGTCGTGTTCTTCTCTTTGCATTTGCAAAGGGTGCTCAGTCATTGACATTATCTAACCTTTCTTTTGAAGCAACCTCTGCTTGTACTACTGTTGGTGCTTCTAAATCTTCTACAAATGAGTTATGAAAGTCTGCTGATTTCTGCTGTTCTACTTCTAGTTTCTCTCTAAGTCTTCCAAGCATTTCTTCTCTATCTGATTCTAGTCTTAATATCCTATACATAGAATCAACCATCTCTCTCCCATTAAGGTTATTTGACCTTGTATTTTTTTTAAAAACTTCAAGTGCATCTGCTACTTTGTGTGGGTCATCTCCTACTATCTTTGCCATCTTGTTATATAAAAATGTTAGTTTATGAGATAAGTCTTTATTCATTCGTGCATACTTATCAAGACCTAACAGATTAGCTAGTCTGTTATATCTTATAGAGTGGTCTGTGCTGTGCTCATCTATAAAGGTATCTCTTACTACCTTTGTATCTCCTGTTCTGAAATCAACAATCTTCATAGTTTAATTATACCCCAACCTATATCCTATTTTTTCGTAGTGCTTTACCCTATCTTGAAATGGGCCGTTTATCGCATTGTTTTCATCCCACCCCTTGTACCTATCGTGAGTTAGGGAGTAACTTTTATTTGTCTGGTCAAGATAAAAGGTTGCTGCACCAAGTGCTTGTATTCTGTAATTAACAGAGTACCAATCCATACCAAAGTATTTATCTAGTTCTTCATCAAACCCCCCGACCTCTTGTATCGCTTGTTTAGGTATTGATCCAAAGTTACCTTCCCAATTATCAAATGATGTTTCGTAAAAAGTTCCTTGGTCATCTCTTTCTCTTGGGTCTTGCCATACTTTATTGAAAAAATACTTATCTAAGTACTTATTTCCTACACCTGATACAGCAGACTTTTTGTTGTTATTATAATGAAAACTAAACTTTTCAAGTGCATCTGGTGAAAACTCTGTGAAGTCTTGCACAGAAACTATTAAATCACCACTTGCCTTTTTAACCATCTGGTTCATTAGTTTATTAAATACCCAAACATCACCTTCTTTTTTAGGTGGGTCTTGTATCCATATAAAATCTATATCAAGGTCTGGTTTTTCTGGACTACCTATAATCCACTCAAAATTAACTCTTTGTCTTTTTAGTGATTTTTCTACTGACCTTAGTCCCTGTAGATTTCTGTTTGATGGTGTTAGTACTGTTATCATATACAGTTACTATTCCTTTTTTAATTAAATACTCTGGGTCTGTTACCTCTATTGTTTCTCCAACTTTAAGATTTGGGTTCTCTGCTGGAAACCAACTAGGGTCTTTTTTTACTACTAGCATCTATAATTCCTTTTAATAATTTACTACTATAATGATGGTGTAAGTATGCTTATCATAAGTTCCATTTTTTAATAAAAATCTCTGCATTTATTGTTTTTTTATGTTCATTACCAGGTGTGGCGTCTATTGTTCTTCCACCTTGTGGTCTATTAAAGTTTACATCAGGTACAGATTTTAGTGGTATGTTTTTTTCTTTTAAACGTCTAAGAAGGTCTGTATCTTCCCAATGACTACCATTATTAAATCTCATATCATACAACCCCACGCTTTCGTAAATATCTCTTGGCATACAAAACACCATACCCCAAAACTCTTGACCTTGTTCATTTATCAGTGGGGAAGTTACAGTGCCAGAGATACATAACTGCGATAAACTGCCCCTTGTTAAAGTATTGTTATCTCCTATAAATATTAAGAAATCCCCCTTGGCTAGAGTTGCTAACCTATTCCAAGCATCTGCAAAACCAAGAGGGCATTTGTGGTGAGTTACAAGAGAAAGTATTTCATCAGAACCTTGAAGGCTATCAAGGCATCTTTGCAGTATTTCTGCTTTTTGCCCATCTACCCAATATGAAGATACTAACGCACTTATCATTTCATCCTTTCTTTAATCTGTGTACTTGATAATTTAAGTACACGTGGGACATATACAAGTGTAATTGCCTGTTCCTCTAACCACTCAACTGTCAAAGACATTTGGGCAAGGTAGTCTTTTTTTAGCCAATCGCTACCAACAACGATATAGTCTGGCTTTACCTTTAGTATGGTCGGTTTGGAGTCTTGTCCAAACTCGTTTGGTATTACGCTATCTACATACCTACAACCAAGAAGTACAGCCTCTCTTTCCTCGTAGGTATTTACAGGCGACAGCCCCTTGTACTCCCTGACAAACTCATCAGTGTTAAGGGCTACAACAACCTCACCAAGCTCGTAACACCTGCGTAACAAATCAACGTGTCCTTTGTGATACAAGTCGAAAGTACCACCTGTGTATACTACAGACACAGTCTTAACCCTTTCTCCAGCTCTCTTGCATAGTCGATATGTGAGTAAATAGAACCATACAACAACTCTTTTAGTTTTGGGTTATCGTTCTCCACTATAACCTCGCAACCACAGGCCCTTGCTTCCAGAACTGCTCTTTCGCCACCACCGTGTAAATTAGCTGGTATATAGGCAACTTCTGTTTCTCTGTATAACTTAGCAAGAAACTCTGGTTCTTGCATAGGCATAACTATTACTCCGTTGGTAACAAGTTTTTTTATTATTCTCATTGATTCTGCTAAGTTATCTTCTTGCACCTCTCCTATCACGATTCTTATCCCTTCTTTGTTTATGATTTTCTCGTGTCTTTTCCAATCAGCAAAAGCACCAACACTAATGTAGTCATATTTAATCTTTGTGGGTTCTTTGATGTAGTAAATATCTGTATTGATACCAAATGCCTTAACTACATTTGGGTGTTTAAGGTGCCCTCTAAACCAATCTGTTTCATAAAATAATACATCATAGTTAATACTATAAGGTGGTTCTATATTTACACCAGCAATACATAGGCCTTTTTTGTTAGGTAAATCTTTTATCGCATTATCAACAGGACTGCCAAAAGCACCCCAACCTAAGACAAAATCTTTCTTTGCTACTTTTAGTTTCTGGTTGTGTAGGTTTATCCACTTAACTTTGTGGTTCTTTTCTAATAGTTTTATTGCAGCCCATAAACCATCTCGCCACTTATCTTCGTACTTGTGGTGATAAACAAATGCTATATTCATAACTTCTTAACCTTATCTGGTGATATAGATATTTGACCGAACTTATCTTTGTTTCTCATTCTATATCTGTAATTCATCTCACACATTCTACTACAAAATGCTACCTCTCCTATGTAAGGACTTCTCATCTCTTTCTTACACTCAGGGCATCTTGATACTGTTTCACCTTTTTCGTTCTTAGTTGCTTTTAGGTATAAGTCCATCTACCTTCCTTCCTTTAAATAAATTATCCCACTGCTCTGCTACTCTGCTCCAAGTAAACCACTTGATTGCCCAGGTCATCATCTTCTCTCTAATGCTCTCTTGTTTCTCTGGATTTTCAAGCATAGCAATTAACTCGCTTTTAAATGTTTCAAGTACCTTAGGGTCGTATATATCACCTGATATTTTAACCCCGTACTGTACTGTGGTATCTAGTGCTGCATAATCTGTGCATACAGGTACGCACCCTGCTATTTGTGCTTTCATTGCAGTAATACAACTAATCTCATAAAAGTGTGTTGGGTATGCCCATATACCAGCTCCCTGCATTCTCTTCATTATCTCGTCTTGGCTAACTCTACCAAAGTGAGTAATACCTTTGTGCTCCATCATTTTATTCATCTTATCCCTCCAAGCCATTCTCTCTGGGTTGTTTGCATAAAATCTTTCGAAGAGTGCCCAGCCATAGTAGATGTGCAGCTCTGCATCTGGTACTTGGCTAACTACATCTGGCCATATTTTAAGTAGATGCTCAAGTCCTCTATCATAACTTGATGTGTATATTACTCTTTTATTATTTCTCATAAGTGACTCCATTTGCTGAAATTACTATCTTATCGTCTGGTATGTTAGGTATGTTTTTCCTATGTGCTGGTGATAAAACTAGAAGTTTTGTTATGTTATCTAATCTTTCTTTTGTGTAATCCATCTGATTTATTACATCGTGATTCCAAATGTATAGGCCTTTGCAGTTAAGGTTAAGGTCTGCAAGATGTGGTTGCCTCCAACTAATTACTATATTAAATGTGTCGTCTGGGTTGAACTTGTAGTAGGGTTCGTACGTGGCCCCTTCATCTACTTCTGTTTCTGCTGGATCGCCATATACTGTTACATCCCAACCAAGTTTTGCTAGTTCTCTTGTTACATAAACTACTGCTTCTTCCGACCCACCCATAAATGACCCATTAGGGTTTTCCATAAGAGATGGTGACCAATTAGTAAATCCAGGCCCACAATATATTGTTATCTCATTTTCATTATGTTTTCTTGGTGGGAACACCTTTTTATGTAGGTCAATCATAAATGGGTTATCTGCTATCTCTTGTGGCAAGGATGCAAGGAAAGGTTTTAGTTTATGTGCTTGACCTATAGCAAGGTGTTTTGCAATTCTAGTTGCAGCTCTTGTTA